TGGATTAGCAGGAATGATGAAATACATGCAAATGAATAAAAAGAAAAGTGGTACAGTTTCACCAGATGCTAATGCAGTTGATCCTATTACAGGTAAAAGTGCAGGACAATCTCAAAATATACAAGATTTTGGTAAACAAGCAGTAAATACAGGATTAAAAAATAAATTTGGTGCTAGAAGAGGAAAACTAGCAAGAAAACCAAAAAAAGCAGGTCTTGGTATGTTAATGCTAATGAACCATATGAAAAAACAAGGCAAAAAAGAAGGTAGAAAGCAAGCTGCACAAGGTGAGGCTGAAGTACTTGCTGCAAAAAATGCTGCTGAACAAAATAGTGGTATGTCTAAAATGAATCAAGGTGGTTATGTTTCTGGCTCTTACATTAGAGATGATTCTGATTACAGTGAAACAAATTCATCTACATCCGATTATTATAAAGGTATGCTTGACTAATGTCTGGTTTAGATAAGTGGTTTAAAGAAAAATGGGTAGATATCGGAAGTAAAAAGAAAGACGGTAGTTTTTCTAAATGTGGTAGAAGTAAACAAAAAGCAGATTCTAAAAGAAAATATCCTAAATGTGTGCCACTATCAAAAGCTAGAAGAATGAGTGAAGGACAAAGAAAAAGTGCAGTTAAAAGAAAAAGAGCAAGAGCTCAAGGCGTAGCAGGTAAACCAACTAATGTCAGTACGTTTACAAAGAAATACTACGGTGGTATGATTAATATTAATTAGGAGAATAAAATGGGAATATTAGATTTTTTAAAAAGTGGCACACCTCCAAAAGAACAAAGAGGAAAAGGTGGAGCTGGTACAATTACTGGTAGGCAAATGCCTCCAGAAAAGTCTGTTAAAGAAAAAAAAGCAGCTAAAAGAAAAGCTATGTTTGATAAAAATACTACAAGTGCTGGTTCTACAGAAGGAAATCCATACAAAGCAAAAAAGAAAAGTAATTCAAAAGTAGGTGATACATTTGGAGCAAAAGCACAAACTTTTGGGGCTGCTTTTAAAGCTGCAAGAAAAAAACAAGGTGCTGGAGGTGTTTTTACATATAAAGGTAAAAAATATACTACTGATTATGCGACAGAAACAAAAAAAGTTAAAGCAAAAAAGAAAATTACAGCTAAGAAAAAGAATATAAAAAAAGCTATGGGTATTAAGGATAACATGCCTCAAGCTGGTGGTTCTTCATTATACATGGGTCTTAACAAAGGTGGTATGGCACAAGGTTATGGTAGAGCTGCAATGAGACCTGGTAAAGATCCAAGAACTATCTCTAAAACATAGGAGAGAAAAATGCCACTATTAGGTGATGATAAAACCTTAAAAAGATTAGGTTACAAAAAGGTTAGAAGTAAAGGTAAAAACACCTATACAAAAGATGTTAGAGTTAAGAAAATAAAAATTGACGAAATGCAAAGTGATGTGCAGAAAAAAGCATCAGGTGGTTCTTCAAGATTTTCTAAAAGCGAATTAAAAATTGCTAGAGCTAAAAAGTATTTAAAAAGCCAAGGTATTACAAATGCTAGAGAAGAAGGTAAAATGCCTAAACATGTTCGTGAGAAGTTAGAACAAATGCTTAGAAGTAAATTTAAGGATGGCGGTAAAGTTAAAGCAAAACCAATTACAGAATTAGCACCTGCTAAACCTAAGTCAGGAAAAAAAGCAAAACCAATTACAGAATTAGCACCTGCTAAACCTAAATCAGGAAAAAAAGCAAAACCAATTGCAGAACCTTATAGACCAAAAAAAGGAGATAAAATATATTTTGATAAAGGCGGTAAAGTTAAAACAAAAAAACCAAAAAGTAGATTACTTAACCCTTATATTGATTTTGGAAAAACTAAAGAGTTTGCAAAAAATGAAAAAGCAGGTGCAGTTGTAAAAACAAGTAAAGCAAAAGTTGGAACAACAATAGGTAAGAATGTAGACGTAGGTTTGATTTATGATAAACAAAAATTTGCAAAACAAAATTTTACACAAAAAACTAAAAAAACAGGTGTGGAAGCTACTGTAGCTGGTAAAAGAGGTAGAGTAACTTTTTCAGCAGGAAAAAAATCTGAGAGTAATCCTTTTGAAGGAAAATCATCTGGAAAATTTTTTAATGTGCAAGGTAGAATTAATTTAAGAGCTCAAGGTGGTTTAAGTCCTAAACAATCTTCTCAAATGGATGTAGATAAAGACGGCACAATTAGTTCTAACGATCTTAAATTAAAAAGAGAAGGTTTCTCTAGAGGTGGTGGAATAGCTGTTCGAGGCACAAAGTTTAACGGGATAAAATAAATGGCTACTTCTGGGTCAACTTCATTTAACTTAGATATAGATGAAATTATTGAAGAATCTTATGAAAGGTGTGGTGTAAGAACTAACTCTGGTTATGATTTAAAATCAGCTAGAAGAAGTTTAAATATACTGTTTTCAGAATGGGGTAACAGAGGTATACATCTTTGGAAAGTAGAATTGAAAGAACAACAACTTACAGCAGGTACGGCTACATATGATGCACCAACTGATGCTAACGATATTTTAGAAGCTTATGTAAGTTCTACAACAAATACTACAGCTTCAACAAATGATGTATCATTAACAAAAATAAGTAGAAGTGAGTATGCTGCATTACCTAATAAAGGATCTACCGGTCAACCTAGTCAATATTATGTAGACAGACAAACTGTGCCAAAGATAACTTTATATCAAGCACCAGATGCTAGTACATATACATATTTAAAATATTATTATTTAAAAAGGATTGAAGATGCAGGCAACTATACTAATCAAGCTGACGTGGTCTTTAGATTCATTCCATGTATGGTGGCTGGTCTTGCCTACTACTTGAGTTTAAAAAGAGCTCCTCAATTAGTGCAACAAAATAAAATGTTGTATGAAGATGAATTAAATAGGGCTTTAGCTGAAGATGGTCAAAGAACTTCAACTTACCTTACTCCACAAACTTACTTTCCTCAAGGTGCGTAATGGGTTATGCAAGAGGTAAATACGCAAAAGCAATATCAGACAGATCGGGTATGGCTTATCCTTATAGAGAAATGGTTAAAGAGTGGAATGGTTCTTTCGTTCACAAATCTGAATTTGAACCTAAACATCCTCAAATAAAAAGAAAACATATTAAAGCTGATCCTGTAGCTTTAGTAAACGCTAGACCTCAACATAAAAATCCTAATAAAGAATTTCTCCTATATATAAGCAATGGGTTTTTTGCTGAGGTCGGCGATAGTGGTATAACTGGTGGAGCAAGTATGACAATAGAACAAAGCAATGATATTTTAGGACATAAACTTACCTCAGTTTCAACATCCTCTGCGGTAGGGGGAGTAACCATAGTAATATCATGAGTATAACACATGCAAGTTTTTTAACACAAGTTCGAGCTTATACAGAAGTAGATTCTAATGTTTTAACAGATACTTTATTAGATCAGTTTATTAGAAATACCGAATTAGATATTGCTGGCAAAGTTGATTATGATGACATAAGAAAATATGTGACTGCTGTTACAGGTACACAAAGATACTTAAATGTTCCTGATGATTGTATAATTGTTCGTTCCATACAAGTAATAAGTAGTAGTACTAGAGATTTTTTAGAAAAAAGAGATACTTCTTTTATGGCTGAATACAATCCTACAGATGCTACAGGATTACCAAAATATTTTGCTAATTGGGATGATAAAAATATTCTTTTTGCTCCAGTGCCAGATCAAGCATATGAGATACAATTAAATTATATAAAAGACCCAAGTCATTTTAACTCAACAACAGATACTTTTTTATCAAAACATCAAGAGAATTTATTATTATACGGAGTGCTAGTTGAATGTTTTAGTTATTTAAAAGGCCCATTGGATATGTACAAACTGTATCAAGACAAGTATAATGAAGAAACGCAGGCGTTTATGTTAGCACAAACTGGAAGACGTAGACGTTCTGAATATGATAATGGTGTGATGAGGGTTCCTGTGCAATCACCGTCACCACAAAATTAGGAGAAAAATAATATGGCAATAACAACAAGTGTAGTATGTAATGTATTTAAAACAGATGTTTTAAAAGGCGTGCATAATTTTACAAACGGTGGAAATAGTTTTAAATTAGCTATGTATACATCAAGTGCAACTCTTGGTAAATCTACAACATCATTTACAACAGATAACCAAGTTTCATCAAGTGGTTATAGTTCAGGTGGTAAAGCTTTAGTATCTACAACTCCAGCTTTGAGTACAGATACTGCTGTTTGTGATTTTGCTGATTTATCTTTTGTAGGTGTTTCACTTACAGCAAGAGGTGC